GAAATGCTCTTCGGTACTCTGAACTGATTCAGACACGTCGAAGGTATCATCGGCAGATTCCAGAGCCGATATAACCGACTCTGGAACGCCTAATGATTTAATGAACTCAATTGCTTTTGACATAAAATATAGTTGCTGATGAAAATTATGTAATTACGCCTCTACCTGCTTCTTTGGTTTATGAGCAGGTTTAACTACTTTGGCTTCTGCTTCGGTTTCAATTGCAGTTGGCACAATCGACCATCCGTGAAATGGGCTGAGTTTGCCTTTAATTGAAGTTAAATAAACCGACTCAGCCACCACCGTTTGTTTGCCAGTAGCATCATTCTGAATGAGCACCTGACCTGCTTGTAAATCTGCCATGTTAGAATCTTCTCCAATTAATTGTATTTGCCACACGAATCTGAGGTGAGTCAATTGTGGTGTTGTAAATAATTGTACCTACTGGCGTAAATCCCCAATTGAATAAACTATCACGCTGAATTGTACTCACGCTGAGTTGATTCAAATTTGGAGGATTGAAATAAGCATTTAAGAAATTAGCACCAACCGCAGTAATACCATACGTAGTCAAATGATATTGAGTCTTACGATAACGAGTTACAATTGAACTATCAGACACACGTCTGATGATAATCATTGTATCTGCGCCAACTGTGGAATAGTACGCCAATACATTACCTGCACCGATGTAATCGAATGGATTTACAACGAGTGAGCCTGACTTCTGTGATTTAATAGTAATCACTTTGGTACTTGCATTTTGCGACACGGTAAGGGTGTCACGAGTTTGCGCTTCAACTTGAATGGTAGCAACCATAAGGAGCACTGAGAGAATGAATGAAAATAGTGTTTTCATATTTATTGTGTTTAAGAATTACAAATTTACGATTTATCTTTCAATAACCACCGCCAAAATCTTACGACAAAATAACCGACCGAACCTGCTACGGCAGGCGCAATAATTATCTTAAAGAATAAACCATCTGTGTTAGTGAGGTGCGCCCATACGAGCGATGCTATGCTGAATAGGATTGATACAAGGTACTCCCATAAATTGTCAGGACTCATATTTATGTTAGCCATTGTACCATTCCTCCCATGATTCTGCTTGCTCATTGCTTGCTGTGTTAGAATTGAATGGAATAATCATGCCTTGCATATCGTTTTCATTGGCATAATCGCTTGGTGAATAAATGCCGTATGGATTGCCGTCAGCATCCATCTGCATGCATTTAATTGTTCTGATTCCCTGTGGTGTTTCAGAGCGGTAAAAGTGTCCGATTTGTATCATATTTATTTGTCGAGTTGTAGTAATTGAATTTCCGTGCCCACCTTAAACAGACCGAATAAAGTATTTGATGTTGTAATTTGAATGCTTGTGATATTGGTTGTTGCATCCCTAAACATTCCACCACCTGATGTTGAGCCATAATATGCTGTACTTCTTTGATACGAACCAATGTGCTGTATTGGTCGAAATGCTGTTGAGCCTAATACCATTGGCGATATAGTTACAGCACTGCTAAAGGTTACAGTTGCACCTGTATTTACAATAGGCACACTACCAATTATGAATTGTAAATTGGAAGCACTTGTTAGAGCAAACCCTCCTTGAGTTATGTAGGTTGATACCGATGTATAACCACCAACTGTATTAATCGCATTAAATCGCATTATTAATTGTAAATCAGTCGTAGCCGTACCCGTAGCAACTCCATTAATTACCAATTGCCACAATTTAGAATTGTTACCATTTAAGCCTGTAATGTTTATAAAATTCGTATCGCCCACAACGTACTGTGTATTGGCTTCAAGCGGTGAAGGAAGTGCTGATACGACCTTAATTGTCTTTAATAATTGGAGTTTAGGAATTACGCCCGGGTTGAGATTGTTTATAGCCGTATAAATAGCACTCGAACCTGACACAACACTGCCATTGATTTTGAATATAAAAGAACTAATCAGGAATCGCTGTACTTCGGTCTGCACGTCTTTAATTATTATCTGCGTGCCTTGACCGTATGCGACAAGGGTATCACAATTGACGTTCGTAACGAGTATATTCTTTACATTGGTTCGCCACTGCAATTGAACAAATGCGCTTGTACTCGTTATGTATAGCGTGTCTTGCGATTGGGCTGATACGTTTGCATAGCCAATAATACCAAACAGCATCCAAATAATGGTGCGTTTTAATTTAGGAAAAGGAAAAATTTGTAACATCTTGTCTGTACTATAATTAATGGAAGTTTATTCATTGTCATCAGGCTCAGGCTCAAATACGGGAATCGCTTTATGCCTACATCTATACCCGCCACGATAGGTGCAGAATGAAGATGTAGTTGTTGCGAGATTCATTCCTGAACCACTTGTAAATGCCCACTTTATTTCGGCTTGCAATTGATTGACGGGTATTTTGCCATCAAATTTCGATACCCACCGAATACACTGCGGACGAGAATCGCCAATTAGCGAACCAATATACATGATATAATTCGTGCCGTATGTTGTGCGGAATTGGTCGTAGATTTGACCATCGTATTGAAGTATGCCATCCTGCGCCCACGTCATAGCGTAGCGGGTCAAGCGTGCATATTTCTGCCCCTCTTGTTTGGTAAGAAAATCGGATATGTAATTACGGGTGTCGGTTAATTTTGAACCTGCAAATACATTACGTTGCAATGCTTCACGAATCGGCTGACGTATTTCGGCTGTCAGTGAATCGCCTGTCATGTTATTGACAATCGTTTCAATTTGTGCCGTTCTAATTTGACTCACGCCTAATCTATCAAAGTCAATTTTTACTTTTGGATTGTAATTGGTTAATACTTGCTGAGATAGTTCTGTAATTTCTTCAATGCTACGAACGCACTGAGCAACGGCACTTGGATATTTGCTGTTATTAATCGCTTCGGCAAGAATTACATTAATTCTCTGCAAGTATTCTGCACTGCCCTCCATGATGAATTTACCATCGGCATTGGGAAATGTACTAATGTAAGAAGATAATGCCGTGACCATCTTCTTAGTGGCATCGTCAGACCCGAATTGAACCTGTGCGAGTGTATCATCTAATATCTTCTCGATTTTATCTTCGGGTGACATGGTAACTACTCAGGTATAATTATTTCAGTTCGTACAGGCTTCGCAACTAAGGCAAATTCGGCATTCATATCAGCAAGTAATGCATCGTCATTTTTCGTGAGCCACTCCGCACCGTTACGGCTTATGAGTTTATAAACGATGCTGTCTGCCATGAGGTGACGCTGTATATCAACTTCATTGACTGCGCCCAGCATACTGGCAGTTTGAATGTCAGCCATTGATTGACCGTAAAGAGAGTCAAACAAAATAACGGCATCCAGCATCCGCTCGGCTTCGGCTTCACCTGAATATCGTTTCTTGACCAGTTCACGCTGTGCCCTAATCTTTACCTGAATCGGTGCGTTGGCTTCGTTCAATGCTTTCAATTCATCAATCAGGCTTCCTTCGTTGCGTATCATGAAGGATTGAGGCGCAACAACGATAGGCATTTCAGGATTGACGATGTTTCTTAACCTAATCAATAGCCATAAATGATTCCAAATGATGTGCTTAAACATGTGGTCGGAAATCATTTTAATTAGGGTGTATTTGCCTTCTCTATCTACTTCTTTTGCATCACCGCTCTGTACACTATCATTGAATAATTGATAGATACTTTGCTCTGCTTTTTTAATTAGCATTTCCCACGTTTCGCCCATGTAGCGCAGACCTTCAACTGGAGGCTGTACAAATGAAATCGGGTCGTCTACCAATGTTTGATTTTCAAGTGTTGTGCTGTCGGGTACTTTAACAATGTACTTGCCATAAGGACTTCGGACATTGACCGAACCTGTGCCATTGCATGAATTGCATTTACGCCTATTCTCGCCTTCTGCATCCCACACATAGCCATTATCACAACCTTGTGCATTGCATGGCATTTCCTTTTCAACAACTTGCGGATAGCCTGTCATTAATCTTGATGCTTTCCAATCGTCAAAGGCTTTCAATGCTTCGTTTCCGTATGCAATAAAACCTGATAGGAATGACTTGTAGTAATCAATGAATTGAGGCATTGCAAGGTCGTTCAAATCGAACGTGCCGTTGTTGTTTGTGTACGGCATCCAACTGCCGTAATCCTTCTCACCAAACATCGCTTTACGGGTCTTGTAATCATAACGTCCGATTGACGTGGCAGACAATCCACCATTTAAAACGATTGGTATTTCACCTAAATTGTGAACGTACCAAGGCTCGGTCGTGAATGATGTTTCGCCACTTTTGCTTGCAGGCAATTTATACTCTCTGTGCTTATAATAAGCATCACGAGTAATTGTAATGAACACACGACCCACCGTGCCATCATCGAAATAGAAACGGTCTTCGGGCTTGTAAAATGTAATTCTGTCTTCGGTTAGTTCCGTAATACAAACCCAATAGATTTGGTATGGTTTCGGGTCGAGTTGTATCGATGCATCTTCAACGCCTTCACCTGCTGGCAACCACGTCAGATAACCGTTAGGGTCGGATATAACACGAGGCGCAACGTCATTGAATATGTAGGCATAATAATCCTTCCCTGTGCCGTAAGCCTTTGTATTACCAAAGATAGGACGGTCAAGATACTCGGCTGTATCATCATCTACATAGACGTTAAATGGTGCTTCACCAATGGGATAGAATATTTCATTCATTGCCCGATTGATGGCATCCATTGTAATCGGCTCGAAGTTGTTCAGTCGAAAATTCAGAATCTCATCGGATTCGTTCGGGCGTTGCAGAAATAGCAACTTCGCAGGATTGTGACCCTGCGTATGAACTATCATCGAATAGAATTCTGATGCGCCCCGAAGCCATCCATCTGGACGTGCTTCGGGGTCGAACCAAAAACCATAACCTGTGTCAATTGCTTGCATCAGGTCGATGTTATACTGTACCTAAATCGAAAACGTATTGAGTGCCTTGAGTCAAGCCTGTGAACTTAATAGTTACAGCCATGTGCTTAGACTCTTGGTTGTTGTCGGGTGTAACGGGATTCATTACAAGCGTGAAGTTATCAACTCTCCACATTCTGCCATCGCAACTTCCGTAGTACAAATTGTACACGTTTGGATTGTTTTGGATTGAATTGTAGAAGGCTTCCTTCTCAAATACGATTGGGCTTGTGCCTGTTTCGCTGAAGTCGTAATCCATGATGGCGAGCGTCCATGTCTTGCCTGTCAATTGCTCGGCATTACATGACTGCATTCTGACTTCGTTGATACTTGGTTCGGGTAGCGCACCTAACAAGCCTTTAATTACACGGGCATTGTTGGCTGCTACCGCAGCCTGCCAAACGGACAAATCCGTAGGCTGTGCAAGGATGGTGGTATCATCGCAAGATACGAATCCAAGGAATGGAATACCGCCGGGTTTTTTGTTGATTCCGCATGAAGCGGATAAGGCTGGAACTGCAACGGTACAGCCTGAACAGGATAATGGCATATTAATAAGTGTTTAAAGTGAACTGAAATGAAACCTATTATATGGCAATTAGCCTAATGCGCTGGGTGCGCTATGAATTGGTACAAATATACGAAATAAAAACGCCCGCACAAATATAAATTTATGCGAGCGCAACCTTTTAAACAATCACGAAAAAAAGTAACCGATGCAAAGATACATCAACATTGCTGATAATCCAAACAATCACATCCACGAAGTTCGGTGTCTATTATCCACATATTGCTGTTGTCATTATTCTTATCTGCACCCGCTTGTGGCTGAACTTGGATGGTGGGTTCATTGCCTAATCCAGTCAATAATGCAACCGACCCGCTCATGTTGTTATTCCAAATCTGAGCTACGTATGGCGGGCATGGCTTGAGGCGTACACGGAATAGAGGGTACGTCTTTGTTTTAATTGAGAAGCACTGCCTTTCGGGTATATCCTTCTCGATGAAGTGTCCGACTTGTTCAACACTGCCATAAAAGCGGTGCAGGTTGCGATATTGTGCGCCTTGCCCGCTTCGTAATTGTATCAAATTATTTATAGCAAGTACTTGCCTTGGAAATGGCTGTGGATTTGTTTCAACGGGTGAACCAAACCATGTAAGGTTGGTGCTCGGATTCGAGTAAGTATAACCGAAGCAATCTGTTGTGCTATAAACGCCCTCAAATTGGATTGTATCTTGACAGCGTGCTACTTCATAGGTTTGACTATAAATGTTGAATGGTGCGCCTGAATTAGGCGTTATCGTGAACATAAAATAGAACTGACTTGGAAAGCCTGTGGGCAGTGTCGTAGGTAGGCATAAATTAATATTCTGCACCCATCTATACCATGCTTGATTGGGTAGGGTTCGGCTTGAAGCATCCCTATCTAAGTCGAGAAATACAGACGCCTGCTGTATCATATCGTCTGCATAATTGTGTGGTGTTGGCGTTGGTATAGTGAACTCAGAACCCGTACACGCATTGAATAGCCTTGCCCTTATGGTGAAGTTTGTCGGGTTAAGGCTGTAATGATACCAACCGTAAGTAATGAAGTTAGGTGTGGTTTGCGTGCTATAAATACCAATTGGACGTGGTGCATTTCGTGTCGATTGATATTGAAATTGAAAACTCAAGCAATCACCCTTGGCAACGGGTTGATTGAAGCAGAAATCGTTCGGGCATAGGTTGTTATTCCATGCGTCCGATAGATTGCATATTATCTCATCCTGTATAATCGGCTCGCACACGTTGCAGGGATTATTTACTCCCAACGGCACAACTATATCAATTACGCCTATCGTTACGCCATTACCAATTCCAATTGGTACGCTGTCATGATTTATTACTATTCCCATGGTTTTATGGTCTAATTAAAAAGTGAAGTTTTATTTCGTAATCGCCTTGAATTGGCAGTGCGGGGTAATCAATATCGAAATTGATATCTGCATTCACTCCGAATTGAGGCGATAGATTGCTGATGAATTGTGAATCAATTGGAATGATTATATTACCTGCAACGGGTTGCGCTGATGTGCTTGACAACATACCGCCTCTGAATGGTACGATTTCAAGTGCTACTCCAAACATTTGACGATTGACCGTTGAACTACCCCATTGCGCATTTACATTGATTGTACCTGTTGTGGCACAAGGGTCAGCCGTACCGATTGGTATTGGAGTAGGTGTGGAATCGTCGGGGTATTCAATTTCAATATCATCAATGAAATCATTCGGATTTATCTTAGCATAATCCGTTACGCCATTGGGTCGCTCAATTGTTTGGAATGCGTGATAGATTTCTTTATT